TTAAACACCCGCCAGGGGGCTTTTGATTCTAAGGTGTCCCCAGGCCTCTGTAAGAGACTTTAGGTCTCAAACGACTCGGAGGTCATCTGACCCCCAGATCGTCCAACACAGAGCGATCCAGAGGCCTTAGACGGGAAGCTGGGGATCAGAACCTAGCGTAAATCGTAACAGTGTTCGCAGACCCCGAGGTGTCTGTCAGTCTGACCAAGGGAGGCATCGAGTCGGCGGAGATCACTCCGACGTTCGCGGAGGCTGTCTGAGACTGGGAGGTCATAATGTGGAAGTCAAAGAAGGTACCGTCTTCCGAGGGGACCTCCCATTTCGCGTTCCCATCGGTGACCGCCACAAGATTTCGGACATGACGGACATCCAGGATTTCCGTCGAGTCCCCTGAGCCCAGCTCATAGGTTTGGGTGTCCTCGGCAATTGCGGGTCCGCTGGGATCTTCCGGGAGACTGCCCAGGGATTCGTCAGCGATTCCTTGGGTTATAAAGGTTTCTATGGATTCCCCCTCGGGGATCTCCGTAGCTCTAGCTAAGCTGATAATTGCCATGGTCTATATTCCTGTTATCTGGGGGTTATCTGTACTACTTCTTCAGGGTGATAATCATATCAAGACAGTGCCACGGGAAGACATTATAGCCCCCAGGGACAGAACCGGTTGTTCCAGAGATTACACTACGCGGCCTGAAGCCGCCGCCGTCATGCCCGTCGAATTTCTTGGTCGCCGTGACATTTGTGGCAGACTCGGTAACCGCAAAGTTCGTGGTTGAGCCCGTGTATAAGGCGAAAACCTTAACCTTATCCGTGGAGCCTGTGGATTCACTGGAGCCACCGTAGAAGCCTGAGTCATCATCGGAATACACCTTAAACGTAGTGTCATCACTCGCAGCCCGGATCGCGGTGTTCAGGTTTTTACCTGTGGCTACCGCATCAGATCCGATGGTCACCGCGATGTTACCGCCGGTAACCGAGGTGTCGTCATCGAACTCAAAGACCTCGGTGTTGCTGGAGTCATCCGTGATGGTCACGGTGTCTCCATCCGAAGGCTGGCCCGCAAAGTCCACATGGTAGAAGGCTCTGTTGGCCTTTCCCCAATTAGACGAACCACGCGATTGCCAGGTGATTATCATGTGTTCCGGGGGATTCTCGATGTAACCGGAGACCGGCGAAGCCCAGCGCCCGTACCATACCAGGCTGTCTCCATTCTCGTCCAGTACACCACCGTCTCCACCATAGACATACGGCAGGGTAGATTGCCCCAATCGGCGCATTTCCCGGATAGCACTACCATATTCGTGCCTCGGATATCCACCCTCATAATTATAGGCCCAGCCTTCATACTGGTAGCCATAGCCCGGTTGATCCAACCGAGTTGTGGTGTTCCCCGATCCTAGCTTGTCTTCGTCAGCCATGGGGCTTGGCTCGCCATGACCATGGTGAACCGGAGGGTACGCACTGAGAACGTAAGGGGTCATATCTACCCCCCCGTACCCAGCTCTCTGCCAATACTTGAGTTCATCNGCNNTANAGGCATTCCCCAAACCTAGGCCCGCGCTGTCCGCACTAGGCAGGGAGTCCCCGATATTGAGGACAGGATATGCGGTACCTCCGGACGCCAGATCCTCAGTCACCAGTTCGATGGTGCCGGTTTGCTGCCAAGCGGTAAAATCAAAGCGATATCCCTTACCTCCAGTGGCAGACTCAGGGGAATCTCCGTAACCGTTGTTCGACGGGTTCGGCCAGCCCATCCGGTCTACCTGAAGCTCCAGGATCATAATGGGCTCTGCGGTGGTGTCGCTAGCTCCACCATGGACGGCATCCGTGACAACCTTTAGAACACGCACCAAGTCCCGGCGGGACTTTCCCGTACACCTCATGTACAAGAAGTCTCCTTCGGAGATCCCGCTGGAGTAACCAGAGTCCATCCGGGCGTACCCGATGGTATCCATCACGTTGAACATGGATATGTGAGCCGTCCGATATCCCGCTGTATCCAGGGGTTTCATCCCAACCTGGTGGTTTAGGTAGGATGCACTGTCTGTGGCCCCAGCAAATGCACACTGGGCCTGTGTGGCAGGCAATCCCTGGTAATACAGGGTCTTACTGTTTTTCCCGGTTCGGCTCCAGGCGGGTTCCATTCTCCAGTCAATAATTGCCATCTTTCTATCTCTCTAATTCTAGGTTTCTTGGGGTAACGATCAGTTCACAGTGAACCAAGTGCTACCCGTAGGCTTCCTACCGATAGCGTGTTTAAGGAATTTCTCCATCTCCAGGTCCATGGTCTCCCGGCGATGCTCTCGCATCTGTCGGTCGGTATCACGGGCCATGAGATCAACGTGCCATTGACAGGCCATGCTGAGAGCATCCAACCTGTCATCGTGTCTTAGTGCTCCTTTGAGCCTGGTGATCCTGCTCATCTGATACATGAGCTGGTATTTGATTGCCTGGTCTGCCGGTAACTCTTGAGTGGACAGAAAGTCCTTCTCGATGACCTTGCGGTCGATCACCAGCTTGTGCGAGTTCATCGCCGGTTCCATCACGTCGCATATCCGGCGTTCCTTCTGGATCGAGTGTCGGACCTCTTCGATGGCGACCGGGTAGATCTTGTGGAGAACCGGGGTCAACAGGGAGGAGAACATCCCGTCACCCATGTTTGACTCCACGAGAACCTGGTTGACCTGTTGACGCTTGGCGATCACAGCCAACTGTTGGAGAACCTCTGGTCCATAGCCACCCTTCAGGCCTCCGCACTCCAGGACAAACATCTGTCCACCGTAAGACTTGACCACGGCATACGAGGTCTCATCCGCACCACGCCCCGAGGGGTCAACGGCCATGATGGACGCCTGATAGGGAACCATGCCACCGGCAGTATCAAAGGGCCGGTAATACCTGTCCCCGTTGAACCCGACACACTGGAGGTCTCTCCAGGCTTTATCCGGGTCGTTACACCACATGACCTTCTCGGGACACAGCTCGATATCCAGGTCCGTCACGATGAGATCGTTGATCTTCAGGGGGTACCTGTCGGTGTCCGCTAGGCTCTGGTCCAACTGGAACTGGAGAGCAAACAGNGANCNNCCGTANGACANCTCCCGNTCNANNAGTTCNATCTCATTGAACCGCAGGGGGTCTGTAGGCTTCCCAGACTCCAACTCTTTAGACCGAATATAAGGAGCCAGGGCTGACCCGTAACCCTGGGTCTCACGCTCGGAAGGCATCCTAGCGGGCCAGATGCGAGTCTCGAAACCACGGCTTCCGAGTTGCTTGTAGACAGACTCCTGGGTCTGCGGTGTCCCGAGGAACAGGATGCGTCCTCCGGGCTTGATGATGGCGTCGTATTCCTTGATGGTCTCCGACAGCTTCTCCCGCATGTTCTGGGTCTGCGAGTTGTTCCAGGACTCGATGTCGTCCGCGATCAGATAGTCAGCTCGGGAACCCGTCAGGGCACTGGAGAAGACACCACAGGATTTCACCGAGGGGCTGTGAGAGGCCGGGGCTGGGGCGACATCAAAGGACACCTTCGAGGCTCTGCCAGAGTCGTCAGGTAACAGGTGGTTCAGGAACGGAAGCTCCTGCATCAGTCTCAGGGTGAACGTGCTGAAGTCGTCGGCTCTGGACTTACTGGCAGAGACCACCAGGAAGTTCAGGGAGGGATCACACAGCAGCTTCCAGACAACGAAGGCAGACGTGATGTACGACTTGCCGACACCACGGAACGCCTGGATGCAACCTCGGCGTGGACCGTTAGCTACATAGTCAGCGATGTCATACTGGACCTCAGTTGGCTCAGGTAACCCGAGACCCTGGGTCCATGCGACATACAGGAAGTTCAGAAAGCCTTTCTCCCCCAGTAGCCGGGGGTCAACCCCAGGGGGCGCTTTCTTCGTCATCCGACCTGACTAGCGGGTGCTTCGGGGTCTTCAAAGGGCATGGCAACAGCCAACTGGGTGATCGGGGTGTCCCCGGTCAACGAGGAGTCAATGCCGTTGTCCTTCAGGAGTTTGCAGGCAACCGACAGCTCTTGTGCTGTGGCCTCCCCGGACTTCACCCGGTCCAGCAGACACTCCACGGTACTGATGTGTAGTTCAGACAGTAATTCGTCAATGTTCATTTAGCTCTCCAAAAAGACCTTTAGAGTTGTCCCGTCAGAGACCCCGGTAGCCGTGACTTGCATCGTGCCGGTCAGCGGGACATTCGTGGTGATACCGCTGGATGTCAGGTCTGACTCCAAGACATCCATGAAAGTCGCAGTACCCCCCAGTCTCCCTTGGACTTTCACGGTAGCTGCGCCACCACCGGAGATTTCAACTTGAAGGGTCCCCCGGATTCCCATGCGTCTGGAGGGATATATCAAGGCGCTGGTGTAACTGGCGGGTGACCCGGTGCTGTTGGTCTCGTTGATTACTTCACTCATGGAATCCTAGTATCCTCAGGAAATAGGAGGACACCGCGCCGATAACGGCA